AGGCTGTTATAGAAGAAGAATCTGTAGCGGTAGAGATTCATGTTCCGGAGACAGAACCGGAACAGGCAGAACTTCCTTTAGAGGCGGAGCCGTCAAAGCAAGAGGACGGTGAGGAGCTTGAGAACTACAGCGCAAACGTTCAGAAGCGCATCTCCAAGCTTACGGAGAAGTATCGAAACGAGGAGCGCGTTAGCCAAGAAGCTACTCGCGTTGCTCAAGAGCTTATGAACGAGAACAAGCAACTTAAAAACCGCATGCAGAATTTGGACAAAGGATACTTGTCTGAGTATGGCGGTAGAGTTGAAGCTCAGATGGACGCAGCTAAACGAGTGTTCAAAGAGGCTCATGAAACGGGTGATGCGGATAAGATGGTCGAGGCTCAAGAGGCCATGTCCAAGATTGCCATTGAGCAAGAGCGTTTGCGTATAGCTAAAGAGCGTTCTGATAAGACAGAAGTTGCTCAGGAAGAAACCACAACTTCTGCCCCTGCTCCTCAACAGGAGAAGCCTGCGGCAAAGCCGGACCCAAAAGCACAGTCTTGGGCTGAGAAGAACACTTGGTTTGGCGCTGATGAGGTTATGACCTATGCGGCTTTTGGAATACACCAAAAGATGGTAGAGCAAGAAGGGTTTGACCCGACTAGCGATGACTACTATAGTGAGGTTGATCGCCGTATACGTGTGGAGTTTCCGCACAAGTTTCAAACGGCGAACAAAACGGGAGGAGCACAGGTCGCATCCGCTGGCGCTTCCGCATCCCGCAGCACTGCAAAACAGGGGCGCAAATCGGTTAAGCTATCACCGTCACAAATATCGATGGCGAAACGTTTAAACGTGCCGCTTGAAGAATACGCTAAGTATGTGAAGGATTAAAAGCATGGCTAATCGAAAACCTCGTGAGAGCGAGACCCGTGAAACAAGTTCACGCAGAAAACCTTGGGCACCGCCCAGCCACCTAGAAGCACCCGATGCCCCTCCGGGGTATGTGCACCGTTGGATACGAGTCGCAATGCGCGGCGAAGAGGATAAGATGAACGTCCATGCCAAGCTACGCGAGGGATGGGAGCCTGTTCGTTCCGACGAATATCCAAACTATGAGGCTCCTGTTATTGATAACGGGAAGTATGAAGGAGTAATTGGACAAGGCGGACTAATGCTTTGTCGTATACCTGCCGAGACTATCGACGAACGATCCGCGTACTACGGGAACCGGACCCGCGAACAGATGGTAGCTGTCGATCAGGATTTAATGAAGGAGCAACATCCTTCAATGCCGATATCTAATAGTCGGCAGAGTCGTGTATCGTTCGGAGGCTCACGCAGAGACTCCGACTAAACTTAGAGGATTGCTATTATGGCAAATTCAAATGGAGCATTCGGGCTACGTCCGTATGGCATTCTAGGGTCCGCTGCTAACACCACTGGTACAACCGAGTATCGGATAGCTTCGGACAATAGTAACCCGATCTTTCAAGGCATGGCGGTTATCCCGCTTGCTGGAGGGGTCATTGACGATCTGCAAGCTGCGGCTGGCGGTAACGTCTCAATCGCTGGCGTCTTTAATGGATGTGAGTATGTTTCTTCGACCACTGGTGAAAAGATTTTTTCTAACTATTGGCCCGGATCAGGAGCAGATTCAAACTTCCCTGTAAAGGCGTTCTTGTACGATAACCCAGCACAACTGTTTACCATTGCAACGTCTAACGTTGTGTCGGCGGCAAACACTGAGGCTGAAGTTCGTGCGGCGGTCTTTGCAAACATTGCGTTTGCGACAGGCAACAGCGGTTCAACCACCACTGGTATTTCTTCAGCAACCGCTGATTTAAATACCATCGCCACCACCAACACATTGGCGTTGCGTATTATGGGCATCATGGATGACCCAGATAACAGCGACTTTACTGCGGCTGGTATCCCGTTAATCGTTCGTATTAACAACCACTTCAATGCGCCTACGGGTTCTATTGCGGCTGGTACTGTTTCCACGACAGGCGTATAAGGAGTTTAGAAAATGGCTATTTCTCGCGCACAACTAGCGAAAGAGCTAGAACCCGGACTAAACGCTCTGTTTGGAATGGAGTACGACCGCTACGAAAACCAACACGCGGAAATCTACACAACGGAATCATCGGACAGAGCGTTCGAGGAGGAAGTTATGTTGAGTGGATTTGGCGCTGCGCCTACTAAGGCGGAGGGTTCTAACGTATCGTTTGACGATGCTAACGAAGCATACACTGCTCGTTACAACCACGAAACTATCGCACTTGCGTTCTCTATTACAGAGGAAGCAATCGAAGACAATCTCTATGATCGTCTTGGTTCGCGATATACTCGTGCGTTGGCACGGTCGATGGCACACACCAAGCAAGTTAAGGCCGCTGCGGTTCTTAACAATGCGTTTACGGCTGGCGCAACCGCTGGCGGTGACGGAGTTGCTTTGTGTGATGCGTCTCACCCTCTGACAAACGGTGGCACCTTTGCTAACGAACCAGCTACTGCGGCTGATTTGAACGAGACATCTCTGGAAGATGCCTTGATTAACATCGCAGGGTTTGTTGATGAGCGTGGACTGAAGGTTGCTCTTCGGGGTTTAAAGCTTCTGATTCCACGTCAACTGCAGTTCGTTGCAGAGCGTCTGATGGTGTCAAACCTTCGTGTTGGTACTGCGGACAATGATACAAACGCATTACGTTCGATGGGAATGTTGCCTAATGGCTATGCCGTTAATGACTTCCTGACGGACCCAGATGCGTTCTTCATTATGACTGACGCTCCTCGTGGTATGATTCACTTTGAACGCACCGCTCTTTCGACCAACATGGAAGCAGACTTCGACACAGGTAACATGCGCTTCAAGGCGCGTGAGCGTTACAGCTTTGGGTTCTCAGACCCACGTTGTATTTTCGGTTCCCCCGGAGCGTAATCTGTGTTACAATAACCGCAAGGATTTTCCCTCCCTGCTCAACTGAGGCGGTCTTCGGATCGCCTCTTTCTTTTTGTTAAAAGGTTGTGTATTCTTCTGTTATCCCTGACAGACGCAAAGTGCGTCTGACATAACCCACGACAGGAGACTAATATGGGTACGACTACTTTTTCTGGGCCAATTTTGGCAGGAACGATTAAAAATACAACAGGCACAACTGTAGGCTCTAATATTAAAAACACGGGCCAAGTTGTAATGGCTCAATCTTTTACAACGGGTACAACACTAGCGGGTGGCGCGTCTGCCGCTAACGTCACAAACGTTGTTATCCCAGCAAAATCTCAAATCATTGATTGTGTGATTGATTGTCCTACGGCGATGGGTAATGCTACTTGTGTGTTTAGTGTCGGAGATACCGTTGGCGGTAACGCCACCATAATCAACGGATTTTCAATTACGGTAGCTTCAGGCGCAGGACGTAAATATCCTACAACGGAAGCGGGGGGTGCTTTGACTTGGGCAGAGACTTCCAACACGGATGATATTCGCCTTACTTTTACCTCCACAGGCGCTACGGATGCAGGCGAGATTCGCGTAACTGTATTATATCAACAAGCCAGTAATCTTGTAGCATAAGGAGTTAATATGGCTGCTTCTATCTTTGCTAAAACAGCGACCGCTACAGGTACGCTACAGGCTGGTCGAACTCGGCTCAAAGCATTCTATGTAAAGACCGCTTCAAGCGGGTCTCCGGCGGTTGTGTTCAAGGACGGCAGCGGTGGAGCTACATTGCTGTCTATGGTGTTTAAAACTTCGGATGATAACCAGATTTCAATACCGGATCACGGCATGATCTTCACAGAGGAGTGTCATGTTACGCTGACAAACATAGATTCTATAACTGGTTTCTTTGGGTAGTTGAATGGCGCGTAAGCAAAGCGAAATGCCGAAGCGCAATAAAAAGAATTTCCGTCCCACAAAGTCTGGGGCGGGAATGACCAAGGCTGGAGTTGCGGCGTACCGCAAAAAGAACCCGGGGTCTAAGCTAAAGACTGCGGTGACGGGCAAGGTTAAGAAGGGCAGCAAGGACGCCAAGAGGCGTAAGTCATTCTGCGCTCGTTCGGCAGGGCAGATGAAGAAGTTTCCAAAGGCGGCTAAGGACCCTAACAGCCGTTTGCGTCAAGCACGAAAAAGGTGGAAATGTTAAATGGCGATGTCTCGGTCACAGATGGAACAACAGGTTTCCAAGTCTCCTAGTAAAGAACCAAGGGGTCTCACCTATTATAAAAACGGAGGTAGGGCTTCTCCTAAATCCAAGGGCAGCAAGATTTGTCCCGCAGGTAAAGCTTGGGCGAAGAGGACTTTTGACACGTATCCTTCAGCGTATGCGAACATGGCTGCATCGAAATATTGCAAAGACCCTAACTACGCAAAAGGTGCGAAGGGCAAGAAGAAGAAGAAAGCGTAATGGGTGCGTTAAAGAAATGGCGTGACCAAAACTGGGTTAGGATTGGGACCGATGGTAAAATCAAGGGTAAGTGCGGTACTTCAAAGAACAAGAAGAACCCTGACCGATGCCTTCCAGCGGCTAAAGCACGTTCTCTTTCTAAAAAAGATAGAGCTGCGACTGCAAAGAAAAAGAAAAAAGCTGGAGCAAAAGGAAAAACCGTTGTCAGTAACACTAAGAAAGCCAAAGTCAGAGGCTACTTCGAAGGTGGAACAATCAACTACACCGAAGCCAAGAGGCCGTACCAAGGGAAAGCCAAAAAAGGCGAAGCGGTCGCGAAAGGCTGCGGACAAGTAATGGAATCTAGGCGACAGATCACCAAAGGCGCTGTTCGCCAGTTTTAAAGGAGAAGGCTAATGGCTATGAAACAACCAACAAAAGACCAGATTGGTCTTAAAAAGTTACCTGAGCCAGTTCGTAATAAAATGGGATACATGAAAAACGGCGGCAAAGTTGCAAGTTTTAAAAACGGCGGCTGTGTTATGACTAAAACCAATCAATCACCGAAGTTGTATTAATCATGGCTACTTCTGGTTCCAGAGATTTCAACATTGATGTTGGGGAAATCATTGAGGAAGCGTATGAGCGGTGTGGATTAGAGGTCCGCACTGGCTACGATGCTCGAACGGCGCGTAGGTCTTTGAACCTGATGTTTGCTGATTGGGCAAACCGTGGCATCAACATGTGGACCGTGGCGCAAGCTACTATAACGTTGACGCAAGGGCAGTCTGCCCAGACGCTAACGGCTGATGTTGTAGATGTTTTGGAGATTGTTCTTAGGCGCAGCAACACAGACTTTGAGGTAGAACGGATTAGTCGGGGGGAGTACGCCACTCTTCCTAATAAAACCACGCAAGGCAGGCCAAGCCAGTTTTATTTTGACAGGCAGATTTTACCTGTCATAAACCTTTGGGCCGTTCCCGAAAACTCTACAGATCAGTTGATCTATTACTATGTGCAGAGGATTGAGGATGCCGATGCGTTGGTAAACACAACGGACATGCCATTTCGTTTTTACCCCTGCATGGTGGCGGGGCTGGCGTATTATATCGCTATGAAAAGAGCGCCAGAACGGATACAACTCTTGAAGAGTGTGTATGAAGAAGAGTTCCAACGTGCGTCTGACGAAGACGAGGATCGTGTTCCTCTTAAACTTCAACCAAGCATGCAGTATCTAAGGGTGTGACATGGCCTATGCCTCAGACAAGAATGCGTATGGGATTTCGGATCGCTCCGGTTTTCGCTATCGACTGAGGGATATGCAGAAGGAGTGGACGGGTGCGCTTGTCGGCAAGGACGAGTTTGAGCCAAAGCATCCTCAGTTGTTTCCTCCCAAGGTTGGTCCGGACCCACAAGCGTTAAGGAACCCTCGACCCGAGGGCGATTTAGAGGCTCAAAGAAACATTCAATACGGGTTCAGACCTGTTGGTTTTCAAGGAGACGAGGCTTTGACTCCTAATCCATTGAAAGCTACAGGTGAGGTCGGAGAGGTTACGGTGGTCACGTCATGAGCTTTACATTTGCGCAATTAAAAACAGCGTTGCAAGATTACACAGAGAATACTGAAACTTCTTTTGTGAGCAACCTCTCCCTTTTTATACGGGCGGCAGAAGAACGGATTTTAAAGTCTGTTCAATTAAATTTATTTCGTAAAAACGTTTCAGGCACGGCGTCCAGCGGAAACAAGTTTCTTGCGATGCCAAGTGATTTTTTAGCGCCATACTCTTTAAGCTTGAGAACTGTCACGGACCCAGTAGCTAGTGGAAGTGATTATGGTTTTGTTGAATTTAAAGACGTTAGCTTTGTTCAAAGCTATACGCCGGACCCCGCCACAACAGGTGTACCGAAATACTACGCTACGTTTGACGTCAGTAACTTTTTGTTGGCACCAACACCAAATGCCAATTACACGGCAGAGCTTCATTATTTGTACCGACCCGCAAGTCTGACTGCAGGGGCAGATGCTGGCACGACATGGCTCAGTACGAATGCAGAGTTAAGTCTTTTGTACGCTTCTTTGATAGAGGCGTATATTTTTATGAAGGGAGAGCCTGACATCATGTCAATGTATGATAAACGGTTTCAAGAGTCGTTGGTCGGATTAAAGCTTTTGGGTGAGGCCAAAGAAACTACTCAAGACTACAGGGTGGGGCAGGTTATTAGGGCGAAGCAATGAGTTTTCTTGCTTCTATGGACATACCCAAAGAACCTATTGTTACGGTTCACACCACAAATAATCGTGGTCATACGCCGGAGGAAATTGCGTCTAGGTGTGTTGATAGAATTGTTTCTATATCGGACAATTCTCATCCTGCCATACAAGCGCAGGCTCGTGAGTACAGGGCTGCAGTAGAGAAGGTTATGGTTCTCTTTATGAAGGAGGCTATTCAATCGGACAGAGTTACGGTATGTAATGCAATTAAACAGGCAGGTCAGCCTAACCTTGCAGAGCTTATAAGGAGATTGTAGATGGCTATTAGTCAAGCAATGTGTACGTCTTTTAAAAAAGAACTTTTAGAAGGCGTGCATAACTTTAAAAACAGCGGCGGAAATACGTTTAAGCTGGCGTTGTTTACAAGTTCTGCAAGTATTGGTGCCGCAACTACGGCTTATGCTAGCAGCGGAATAAACGAAGTTGCTGCTGGAAATGGTTATTCTACGGGCGGAAACCCTTTAACCCGCGTAGACCCCACGACAAGTAGCACGACAGCGTTCACTGATTTCGTTGATACTACGTTTGTTGCAAGCGGAACAATCACAGCCCGTGGAGCAATGATATATAACAATTCTGCTTCGAACAAAGCGGTGATTACCCTTTTGTTTGGTAGCAGTGATAAGTCTGCTACAGACGGAAATTTTACAATTCAGTTTCCTACGGCTGATGCAAGCAGTGCAATTATTCGAATAGCGTAAAGGAATATAACGGTGGCTATTACGCTAGTAAACAGGGCCAAAATGACTACTAGCACCACGGGTACTGGTACGATTACGCTTGGGAGTGCCGTTTCAGGATTTCAAACATTTGATGGAGCAGGCGTTACTAACGGTCAAACCGTTAGGTATGTCATAGAAGATGATGCTGCTTTTGAAATAGGCTCTGGAGTTTATACTGCCAGCGGAACTACCTTAGCCCGTGGTGCTACCGAAAGCTCTAATTCTGACAGTGCTATTAGTTTAAGTGGTAATGCGACAGTGTTTATTGCGGCTACTTCTGCGGATTTTTTCAACAATGATGGTAGCAGAAGTCTTACTACAACGGGTGTCATCACAGGTGGTACGATTGAGGCTACAGCCGATACTTCTGCGGGTGACAATGCTGCTATTGGTTACACAGCAGCAGAAGGTCTTATTCTTACGGGTCAAGGCAGCACTAACGATGTAACTATTAAAAATGACGCTGACGCAGATGTTATAGAAATACCTACAGGAACCACAAATGTTACAGTGGCAGGTGACTTGGGTGTTGGCGGCACGGTTACAGCCACAGGAACTAGCGTGTTCGCTACCTTGGATATTAGCCAAGACGTTGATGTTGATGGCACATTAGAAGCTGACGCTATGACATTAAACGGCGTTGCAGTAACAGCCACCGCGACCTTAGACACGGGCATTTCAAACAACAACGTGCCTAAGTTTACTACGGGTGTTGCTGATAATGATTTCTTGCGAGTAGACGGCACTGCTATTGAGGGTAGGTCAGCTTCAGAAGTCTTATCTGATATAGGGGGTCAAGCCTCTTTAACTTTTGGCATCTCAAATACAAACGCTGTAAAAATTGACAGTGCTTCAGTTGCAGATGATGAGTATGCAAGATTTACAGCAGCCGGTCTTGAGAGCAGAGCAACATCAGAAGTCTTATCTGATATAGGGGCATCACCGGCTGCAGGCGGTTCAAGCATTGTTTCAACAGGGGCATTAGACAGCGGGAGTATCACTAGCGGTTTCGGTACTATTGATACTGGCTCTAGCACTATTACCACAACGGGAGTTATTACTGGCGGTACGTTAGAAGCTACCACAGACACTGCGGCAGGTGACAATGCTGCTATTGGTTATACAGCAGCGGAAGGTCTTATTCTTACAGGACAAGGTAGCACTAACGATGTAACCATCAAGAATGATGCTGATGCTGACGTTATAGAAATACCTACAGGCAGTACCTCTGTTACTATGACAGGATCACTAAAACCTCTGACATATCAAGAGACTTACGTGGCTAAAAGCGCGGCGTCTACTGTGACTTGCGACCTAGCTACGGGTACATCTTTTAGTGTGACACTGGATCAAAACACCACGTTTGCCTTTAGCAATCCTCCGTCTAGCGGCACCGCTTTCAGTTTTACTTTGTTTATAACACAGCACAGTACCGCTGTTACACTGACATGGCCCGGTACTGTTGATTGGGCGGGGGGTTCTGCTCCTGACGCCGCCGCTGCAAATGAAGTTCAGGCGTATGGGTTTTTTACACGAGACAACGGAACGACCTATTATGGTTTTTTGGGTGGTTCTGCTCTTGGGTAATTCATTTTTTAACACATCTTTATTGGGCGCTGCAGGGACGGTACAAGCCCCGCCAACGATTACTTTAAATTCGTCGGGGAGTGTAGTAGCTAGCACCATTACTGGCGACGTTTATACGTTTTCTTATGGTGGAGATATACCTGCAGGTTCTTTCGTTGTGATTACGGTTACAGCACGTACAGGTGGCAATACTGTTATTGGAAGCTGGAGCAGTATTGTTGACTCTGCGGGAAACACTTTCTCTGAAGTAATTGAGGGTACACAAGTTAATAATCTTACTTTTTCTGCAATATATGCCGGAGTTTTAGGGGCGTCTGTTACATCCTCAACAGACATTAGCGCAACGTCGAGTCAAAGTAATGGCAGCAGTTCATACCGAAGAGCAAAGCATCATTCTATTTTTGTACTAACAGGTGTTACGCAAGCTGATTCCACCTCCGCCACCCAAACCACTGCAAGCACGAATGTCTTTAGTAATTCTGCGACTACCACAACAGGTAGAGGTATTGCGTTACACGTTGTCTCATCCGGCACCGGCAGCCAAAGAACTATAAGTTCTGTTTCTTCTGGTTACACCTCCCTAGCATTAACTGCACAGGCGTGTAGCCAATATAGCGCAAGAAAAGTGATAGACCAATCTGGTGGCACTGCTGTAAGCAGCACGATTACTTTAAGTGGAACTCTTGGTCGTGCTGCCGATATTATTGCAACATTTAAGTGAGGCAAAAAATGTACGTCAAACTTACAAGCGAAAACGAAGTAGAGCAATATCCTTACACGCTCGGTGATCTTCGTCGTGATAATAAAAACGTTAGTTTTCCGCGACAAGTGGATGCAAATACATTAACAGAGTATCGAGTGTATCCTGTAGTTGTGGCTGACCCTCCGGCCTACGACCCACTTACTCAAACGGCGCAAGAAGGAACACCAGCGTTAGTTGGTGGTCAGTGGAAAGTTGATTGGGTGGTTACCTCCTTGCCAACAAACAACGCTGTAAACAATGTTCGCAATCACCGTAACGATTTATTAGAGGAAACCGATTGGATGGCTGGATCGGATGTAACTATGCCAAACACATGGCGTGAGTATCGACAAGCATTGAGGGATTTACCTGCACAGTCAGGATTTCCTAACGTAACTTGGCCCACGGAGCCTAGCTAATGCTTGGATTTCATTCACTAGCAGGAGATGCGATAGCGAGTAGGGGCGGTCTTTCTCCTGTGGTCGTTACAGGCGTATCTGCTACGGGGAGCGTTACAAGCGTTGTTGTTTCTTTACCTAAGACCGTGGTCGTTACAGGCGTATCTGCCACAGGTGGTGTTGGTTCTGTTACACTTAGTCTAAGCACTAATGTATCTGTTACAGGCGTATCTGCCACAGGTGGTGTTGGTTCTGTAAACGTTTGGGGCATCATAACGCCGTCTCAATCCCCTAGCTACTCTACCATAACGCCGTCTCAATCCCCTAGCTACTCTACCATAACGCCGTCTCAATCCCCTAGTTACTCTGCTGTGACTCCTAGTCAGTCCCCTAGTTGGGAGGAGATTGCTGCGTAGTTGATTTAAGGGCAGGATAATGTTAAAAAACTGCAAACTCTTTTTGGAGAAAACTCATGCCAACGTACACTTCTGCTAACAACATAAAAAAGATTGCTACGGGCGATGAGTCTGGAACATGGGGTGATAGTACCAACAATAATTTTGACATTATTGATCGTGCGTCAAACGGGTTTTATACGCTGGACATTCAAACACTAGACACCACGGGATCGGGAACCGCGGGTAGTAGTGGACGCCCATACGTGTTGCCTCTTTCTGCCTCGGCTCTTCTTTCGATAGGGCATTATAAAGCTATTCGTTTAACGTCTTCAGGAACATTAACAGCAGACACACATTTAAAACTTGAGGGTGATAATAACGCTCGTGTTTACATGATGCAGAACGACACTACCGCGAATGCAGGTATCAACGTGGTGGTTTTTCAAGGTACGTTTAGCGCCT